CATATGTCGTGTGTTGCTGGACACCAACAAGGAAAACAAGTCGCCTATGGTAAGCGAGCTGATGGACGACCTATCACAGCTATTGTGGTTGGTAGTTATTATCTGCACGATGAGAGTTATATGGATCAGCTTAGTAACCGTCATTGGCGGGGCCTTCTCGTGATGAACGAGGTCGAAGACGGTCACTTTGATGAAATGTTCCTAAGCATTGAATACTTGGAGAAGAAATATGGACAGTTGGACACCAATACACTCAACAACAGTTCAGGAGATTGAGGAATATATGAGGTCACTAAACTTGCCTGAGAAAGTGCCCCAAAAAGGTGCTAATGGTAAACAAGTATCAGGGAGTCACTATAGTGACAAAGAAATTCAACCTTGGGACTATATTCATGCAAATAACCTTTGCTATTTTACCGGAAACTGCGTAAAATACGTGTCCCGTTGGAGAGACAAGGGCGGTATAGATGACCTCAAGAAAGCCATCCACTATCTTGAAAAGCTAATTGAACTAGAAGAAGGAAAATAATGACAGACAATACTTTTTATGTTTATTCTCACGTAGACCCTAGAGATAATTCTAGGCCATACATAGGAATAGGGCAATATGATCGGGCTTGGTGCTGTAGGAGAAACCAGCGTAAAGAAGACCATGTTCTTTGGCTGGAAGAGCTTTACAAAGAAGGCTATACATTAGCCGATATTGTAAGAATTGAGCACAACAAGCTAACCAAAAAAGAGGCTCTTGAGATAGAAGCCAATATCATTAAAACTGAAAAGCCAAAACTTAATGAACTAGGTAATCCAGATCATTGGCAAAGAGGGCGGACATGGACACGGGAGTTGTCTGAATTTGCTAAAGCCTTGCACGGAATGGGTTATGGCTATGTCAGAATTTCCCAGTTAATGGGAGGAGAAGGCTTAAATCATATGACTTTTAAAAGAATGGTAAAAAATGTCGCAATCTAAACTTAACTATTTTCAATCTTACATAGCCAAATCGCGCTATTCACGATTCCTAGACGATAAAGGACGACGAGAGCACTGGCCCGAAACAGTTACTCGGTACTTTAACTTCATGGAAAAGCACCTCAAGGACAAGCACCAATATACGCTCAGTCCTGCCCTCCGTCATGAGCTTGAAGAGGCTGTGACTAATCTAGAAGTTATGCCTTCTATGAGATCAATTATGACTGCTGGTGAGGCTCTGGAGCGCCAGAACATCGCTGGTTATAACTGCTCGTACCTGCCCATTGATGATCCCAAAGCCTTTGACGAGGCTATGTACATCCTCTTGTGTGGCACAGGTGTGGGCTTTAGCGTGGAGCAAAAATATGTTAACAAACTACCAGAGATTCCTGAAAAGCTGTACGACAGCAATACTACTATTGTTGTTAAAGACTCCAAGGAAGGATGGGCAAAGGCTCTACGGCAGATTATCGCCCTCCTATACGCAGGTGAGATCCCGAAATGGGACGTATCCGCAGTTCGTCCTGCCGGTACACGCCTTAAGACCTTTGGGGGCAGGGCAAGCGGACCTGAACCGTTGGTTGAACTGTTCAAATATGTCATTAATAAGTTCCGAACTGCTGTGGGCCGTAAGCTACACACCATCGAATGTCATGACATTCTCTGTAAGATCGGGGAAGTTGTCGTCGTTGGTGGAGTGCGCCGTAGTGCTATGATCTCCCTGTCTGACCTCGGTGATGACCGTATGGCTCACGCTAAGGCAGGCAACTGGTGGGATGGTAATGGTCAACGAGCCTTGGCTAACAACAGTGCTGTCTACGAGGTAAAGCCTGACGTTGGTCAGTTCATGCGTGAATGGTCTAACATCTATGAGTCTCACTCCGGTGAGCGAGGAATCTTCAATCGTTATGCTTCAGAACTTCAAGCAGAAAAGAATGGTCGCCGTAGCCTGGGTAAAGAATGGGGTACGAACCCTTGCAGCGAGATTATTCTTCGGCCTTATCAATTTTGCAATCTTTCTTCCGTTATTGTTCGTAACGGCGATGATATGGATAGACTTCGCAACAAGGTTCGCTTGGCAACGATTCTTGGAACTTTTCAATCGACGATGACCCACTTTCCGTACCTGCGGAAGATCTGGCAGACCAACACCGAGGAAGAGCGTCTCCTGGGCGTGTCTATGACCGGTATTCTTGATAATCCGTTGCTGAACAGTGCCTATGACCTAGACCTTCCTAAGCGCCTTGAGGAGTTGAAGAATGTTGCTATTGATACAAATGCTCGGATGGCTAACGATCTTGGCATCCCTGTGTCTGCCGCTATTACTTGTGTTAAACCGGAAGGTACTGTGTCTCAGCTTACGGGAACTGCTAGTGGTATCCATCCCCAGCATAGTCAGTACTACATTCGCCGTGTGCGTTCTGACAACAAAGACCCTCTGACCAACTTCCTCAAGTCTCAAGGGTTTCCGTCTGAGCCGTGCGTGATGAAGCCTGATTCAACCACTGTGTTTAGCTTTCCTCAGAAGGTGGGTGAAGGGGCGGTGCTACGGGAGGATTTGAGTGCTGTAGAGCACTTGGACCTCTGGCTGGTATTCCAGCGCCACTGGTGCGAGCATAAGCCTTCTGTGACCATCTCTGTGAACGAGAATGAGTGGCCTAAAGTCGGTGCTTGGACCTGGGATCACTTCGATGAGGTCACTGGCGTGTCTTACCTGCCCTACGATGGTGGTACGTATCGCCAGGCCCCCTACGAGGAGATCACCGCTGGTGAGTACCTCCAGATGGCTCTATCAATGCCCGAAGACATCGATTGGGATTCCTTCAATGAAGGAACTGATAACGTGGAAGGTGCTCAGATGCTATCCTGCACCGCTGGCGCTTGTGAGATTGCATTCTGATGAATTGCAGTATCGACTTCATCCACGGACTCGTATTCGGTATCGCTCATGCGGACACCTTGTACGTTGAGGTTGACGAAGAAGAAATATATGAAAAGACAGGTATAGTGATATTACTTGGATTCGTTCAGATAACCTTCTTCTGGTAACTAAAAAGGCCCCTCACGGGGCCTCTTTTATGCACCTAAGAAAAGTGCTCTTTCATCGTTCCTTCGCTTAACCAGTCCAGGTAGTACCTTACCGCCTGCCTTGGTCCAGTCTAGGAAGCCTTCAGCAGCTCCTTCAAAGTCCCCACGGTTGTATTTCATCCGTATGGTGGACTTCTGAAGGTTCCCTAGCCCTACGTTGAAGCTAAAGCTAGTGAGAGCGTCGAGGTGGCCTTGATTAGCAGCAGTGTTAGGGCACAGACGTAGAACACCTCTGACAAAAGACTCAAGATCTTTCTGAAGAATCGCATTAACTTCCTCCATCGTAAGCTTCCTATCCCAGCCTTCAGGGATAGCAAGTTGTTTACGTTGTTCTAAAGGTACTTTGATATGATTAGGGTCAATAACATGACCAACACCAACGGTCCACAACAGAGCAGGACAACGATATGGAAGCTGTCTAACCCCTTCATGGTGTTTAATCATCTCAATGGCTTTATCGCTTATCATTTTCCAAAGGCCCGACCACCAAAGTGGAAAGCAATAATGGAAGCAAACAGCGCCTGAGTCTCATTATCCCACAACTGATCTGCCAAAGTGGTGAAGTCTACATCCTGCTGGAAACCGTGCCAGAACAGAAGACAATCAATTATTACCAGCAAGCCAAAGAAGCCATAGGTAATCAAGGGACGCACCAGAGCACGGAGGTTCTTAACCCACTGAGACGTGCCTTCATTCAGGCTCATATCATGGGCATAGATGGCCTGCATCTCAGCCTGCTGAGCTCCGATGATGGCCTGGGTGGTCTCAGCACTGCTGGAGGTCTTAATCTCGTCTAGGCGAATCTCTTCCACCTTGGCCTGTGCAGCGTAACCCTTCTCAAGCATGGCAAGCTCACGCTCAGTCTGCATAGCAGCCAAGGCAAGCTCGTGTTTCTTGTCTGACCTGTCCTGGAAGAAGTCCAAGAGCTTTGGCAGGCCACCCATGAGGAAGCTGATAAGGGTAGACAGTAAAGTTAACATAATTAGTCCTTTCTACAGAAACTTGGGAGCATCGTCGTAGCTTGGAAGACCTTCCAGCATTCAACATAATCAGGATCATTGATCCACAGGTATTCAAACTGTTTACGATCAAACTTATCTAGCAGCCTACGCTCCTGTGCATCTAGATAAAGACCATACATTAGGACAGAGAAAACAAAGAACCAAAGAAAAACAGCTATGGATATAGCTGCTTTAATCTTAATCTTCTCTAGTTTCTTGGATCGTCTAGCCTCTTTTATTCGTCTCTCTTTTAGCTCTTGAGCCATCCTGTCTTCAAGTTCAAGTGTAAGCCTATGCCTCTCAGCAGTGAACTCTTTCCAGACCCCAGGCATATCAAGCTCATAGATAAGCATCTCCCTGAGTTCAGTCTCCATCTTCTGTAACTCATGCCTACGCATGATGTTCTCAAAAGCCTGCGCTTGGATGCTCTTGGCAGGGTCTGGAGGAGCTAGTTTAGACTCGATCTCTATCTTCTGGAGCTTCTCAGTGCCCTCCATGAACTTACCGACATGACCAGAGACTTCTGAGGCTATGTCAGCAACTTCTTTACCGGCTTGTTTGGCCTCTTTATAGAGAGCCGTAAGTGCCCTTACACCTTTGATAGCTCCTTGAGCCAGCGCAAAAGCACTTACAGGGTCGATCATTCCATCGGTACTTGAATGCCCCTGCGCTGAAGTTCTTGCAGAGCCTCTTCAGGGGAAATTGCAGGAGCCATCTCAGTAGGTTCTGCGGGCTGTTCCATAGGAAGCTGAGGCTGATCGACTTGACCAGCACGGGCTCCCACACGGCCTGCTTGACCAGCCAAACGAGTCATAATAGACGGAGGCTTAGCATTATCCAAAGCAGTCAGTGCATTCAACGTTTCCTGACCACGAGGAGACATCCGAGCAGTTGATAAGAAGTTTTTACCTTCAGTGGTAAACAGTATCTTAGCTAACTGATCTTCACTTAGACCATTTTTGGTCATCATGTTGAATGTATCCATCGCCAGTTGAGTCACTTTAGCTAGGCTATAGCTTCCCACGGCTCCAGCAGCAGCTTGGGTTTCACGCACTTGTTCAGGGGCAAAAATGCCTTCTTCGGAAGGCTTAGCTAGCTTAGCTCTATTGGAAAAAACAGTCGCATCCGCCATGCGTTTAGAAAAATCGTCTCTATTCGTACCGAGAGCAGCCATTAGTGCGTCTTTATCGTTATCAGACAGCTTCTTCCAGTTATTAGCCAATTCGCCTAGATCAACAGATTCCTCACCCTTGATGTTAGGACGCTTAGCACTGTTGATAAAGTTATCATAAACCTTACGATCCAGGAAAGCCAAAGCCTCTTGATCGGTATCAGCGACTAACTGACGAGCATAAGTGCGCTGCTCAGGGGTCAGTTTCTGATATTTATCAAACAGTTCTTCAGGAGAGATTTCAGCAAGACTTTTGTCCTTAAGCCAAGAAGGAAGACCTTGAGCAATAGCCTCACGATAAGCGTCAGCAGACTTCTGTGTACGATCACGTGCCTGACGAAGTAGTCCAAGAGCAGTCTTATCGGCCCCAGTAGCGCCGTTAAAAGAAGTCAATAGGTCGTCTTTAAGGCCACCAAAGATAGCACTAGAGATAATCTTTTCATCAGTGATTGACAAATCCTTGATGAGTTGATCCCCTTGACTGGCTTTCTTACCAAACTCAGACATAAGCCCTTGAGCTTGTTCAACAGTCAGTTTTTTACCCGGGATTACCTCGTTAGTAATGAAGTTGCGGACTCTATCATCAGCAGGGGCAAGACGCTCACGAATTGAATTAAGAACATTCACTGCTTTTTCGGCGTTAGGCGTTGCCATGTTGCTGTAACGAACCAGCAATTTATCAATGTTATTGATGGTAGCTGTAGTGTCAACAAGCTCGTTACCTTCTCCGTATCCTTTAGCTTTTTCAAATAAACCTTCTGCCTTGCTTTCACGCAAACCGTCTAGTTTATTTTTAATAGCTTGAACAATGGAAACAGTAGAGTCTTTTGCTGTCATTCGACCAGCAGCAGGTTGCATTCCTTCGACAGCACGAGCAGCAGCCCCTGAGTTCAAAGTAGCAATAAGTTCAGCATACTTAGGACTAGCAGCCAAACGCATAATGTCAGAAGCAATAACAGGATCTGACGTTCCCTGGCCTTTTAGAATGAACTCTTCAAAGATGTTCTTATCACGGTCAGGCAATAGTTTTACATACTCATCAATCTTCTTTTGTTGAGCACGATCTTTAAGCGCAGATACACCGCCCTTAACCAGATACGGCAAGCTCTGAATTGTTACCTGAGCATAGGGACTCTCAGGAGCAACCATCTGAGCAGCAGTGCCTAACGTACCTCCAGCAGCAAACTCACCAGCAACGGTACGTGCAGGAGTGGACAGATTAAATAGGCTCGAACCGGGAACTGCCACTGCCATAGCAGCAGAGGGTGCTCCAGCTTCAGCAAACTTATAAACACCTTTCCATCCTTGAATCTTCATAAGATCAGGACCGCCCATGTTGGCGATAGTATTTACAATACCTTGAGAAGAGAAAGCTGATGGGTCTTTAGACTTCTTCAGTTCATCGTAAAGATTTCCCCAGCCACCGACCAAGTTGATAATGCCTTTAGCAGAGCCTTTGAACAAAGACTCCACCATGTTTTTAACTTCGGCAAGAGTTGTCTTTTCTTCTTTTGGAGCCAATACGCTAGTATCTCCTCCTGTCAAGACACCCCTACGTCGAAGTTCTGCTTCAGCTTGTTCAGCGGTAATTGCCATTATTTTTTACCTCGTGCAATTTTGAGAAGTTCATCGTTAGACATAGAAGTTACCGAAGAGCTTGCGGGAGCCATGCTTAACGGAATATTAGGAACATATCCACCAAGGCCTTTATTCTTCCGTGCATATGTCTCTAGATTAGTAGTTTCTGTGATAATGTCTTGATTCTTACGCTGCATGAAGTCAATCAAACGGCGACGAGCTTCAGCGGAAGTTTCAAGCTGAGGAACAAGACTGGCAATAAATTCACGGTCAGCATTAGAGAAACCAGAACCGAGTTTACCACCAAGAGTTTGAAGTATAACATCTCCAGCAACCTTTTGATACTGTTGTGAGTTAGAAATACGCTCTTTATCTGTTCCGTTTGCAAGACCAAGAGTATTCAAGAAGTTGGCTATACCAACCCGATTACTTGCAAAAGAACCACTAATAAGCTTATCGTCAGGGTATGAAGCAAGTGTATTTAGAGCTTTAACAGCAGAAATAGAAGTATCACGGAGTTTAATAGCATCAGAAACAGCCTTGGCATCCAATTGACCAAGCTCTTTAACAAAAGCTTCTTCACCTTTCGCATCAACACTAACCTGTGTTTTAGCTGTGGTACGATCAACACCACCAGTATACAGTTTACGTACTTGATTACCGTTTTCATCCGTCTTATAAATAAACTGTTTATCGTTATTTACGTCAAGATACACAGGTTCACGAGTTCCTTCAGCAACACCGATTTCTTTGATGTTAGCTTTTGTCTCTTTTTCCATTAGTTCAAGATCAGCAGCATCTCCTGACTTCTTATACTTAGCCAAAGAAGCGGGAGTATATTTACCAGTACGAAGCAACTGCTCAAAAGGATCAAGTCCTTTGCGCTCACGCTCGTTTTTGGTAATCTCAGATTCCGTCTTACGTGCCGCTAGAATCTGTTGCCCAAGTTGGTTTGCCTCGGCATTAAATCCAGCCTGTTGAAGACGAGCAGCATATTGTTGAAGTCCTTCAATGCTGGTGACATCAATGCCTTGAGCCAACTGACGAAGCTGAGTAGCACGCTTGATGGCAGGGTCTTGAATGTCCACGCCTGCGGCCTGTGCCAGCCCTTGACCGAGATTAGCACCGGCTTTGTAGCCCATGAAAGCCAACTGCTGAGAAGGATCAAGTTTAGCAAACTGAGCTGCACGAGCTTCAGTCATTTGCATTTGTTGCTCTTCAGGCGTTAGATTACCGCCAAAGAGTCCAGAAAGAGCTGCTGTAGCCATTATTACTCCTTAATCATAACCAGTGATAAGATCGCCATTCTCATCAAAATAGACTGACATATCTTGAGGTTGAATATTGTTAAGGTTTAACCAATCAAAGGTATTACCTGTTGGGCTTCCTGTGTAAGTGCTACCAAAAGAAGCAATCAACTTAGCCACCGGATCAGACAAACCAGCAATACCACCAGTGAGAGCTTGTTGCTTCATCTGAGCAGCTTGCTGAGCAGGAGTATAAGCCCTTGCAGCAGCAGTATTCAGGATGTTAGCAACCTGAGCACCAGAGGTGGACTGCTGTGCCCCCAGCTTGGTAGACACATCCAACGGATTCTGACCCAAAGCTTCAGCAGTGCTAGCACCAGTGAGGTACTGAGTGTACGGAGCCAGAGCAGCCACTTGATAGGCAGGAACCTGACCAAGCAGATTAGCACCGGTGTTGAACAATCCAGCACCAAAGCTAGTCTGTTGCTGGCCTTGTTGCATTGCTTGAGCAGCCAACTGAGCATCCTGCTGAGCCAAGGCATTGTAGTAAGCCTGGAGCTGCGGGTTAGAAGCACCCATAGCCACGCTACCGCCAGCACCAGAGGTTCCACCAACGCCCAGACCGAGGCGACCCTGCTGGAACTGTTGGTTGGTCAATTGAGCCAACTGTTGCTCGCGCCCGGGTTGCAGCAAAGACTGCTGCTGTTGCATCACTCGCTGAGCAGCCGCTTGCGGAGACTCTGCAAGGTATCCCTGACCGAGATTAAACAAGCTCTGAGCAGCAGCGCCCACAGGGGCGATCTGTCCAGCAGCTTGAGTGGCTTGCTCTAGGTTAGTACCTGCCTGACCGAGCAAACGCTCACGCATAGCAGCAACATCAGGAGCTACCTGATAACCTGCACCAGTGAGCCTACCTTGGTCATCATAGGTGAAGCCACTAGTGCCAAACCGGGAGGTAACACCAACAGGACGGAACTGAGCAGCTTGAGCAGCCTGCTGACCTGTAGCTAGGAGGTTCTGAGCTAGCTGATTCTGCTGATTAGCTGCATACTGAGCAGCGCCTAGCGTACCGAGAGCACCAACGCCCCCACTAAGCAGGCCACTGACTGCCTTTTGTTCTTCTGGTGTGAGCGCCATTAGTAAGTCCCTCCGTCTACGGTGGCAGTGAACGTGCCAGATACCGTTAAGTTAACCGCTGTAGCAGTACCTGTCAAAACAGCGCCAGAAGCATCTGCTTTAGAGGTGATTGCTGAAGCAATATTGTCGAACTCTGTATTGAGTTCTGTTCCTTTAACCAGCTTCGAAGGATTACCTGATGCTAGGCTATCCTTGGTAGCAAAGTTCGTGCTCTTGACGTAATTTGACACTCTTACTCTCCTTGTTGTTTCAATAACTAGACTGAAATATTATCTAGTTCTTCCTGCTTTACAGAATACGTCTAGTTTTTGAATTGAAAGCTCAAAATCACTGATGATTGTTTCAATACCTAATTGAATGATATTACCAGCCCCACCAACTTGAACCTTTTGATTATCAAACACAACACCAGCAGTATACTCACCGATGTTATATTCAGCGATACCATATTCAGCAGGATTAACATCTCCTAACTGAAGGAACTGAGAGTTATAGTTAGAACTATAATCAAAGCCGTATTTAAGAACCACATCAGCTCCGTTACCACCAATGATGGTGAAACTGATCTTCTTCAGGATCTTAATTGCTGTTGGAGAACCTAGATCGAAGTAGTTGGTGTAATAACTCATCCGATAGGTGCTGGTGTTGTCCAAATTACCTGTGTAATAGCCCACAAACCCAGCAAAACCCATCAAGAACTCTTTTGCTCGGTTAGAGAACAATGCTCTAGGGACAAGAGTCCAAGTAGTTGCTCTAGCAGCTCCGTTAGGAAGAGTGCTTCTGAGGTCAAAGCAATAAGTGATTCCAGACACAGGCAATGTCAGGATATAAAAGGCATTGTTAGTAGAATAACCAGCCTTGATGTCTGCCAATGTTTCAATATTAACAGCAGCTACCAGATCATCACGGACATTAGCACTAATATCCCGCAAAGGAGCAGATCTTTCCTGCACCACTCGCTTCATGGACATAACACCAGTATCGCTCAAGAAGATAATATCATCTCCAGTAACCTTAATCGTATCCCGAGCACAGCAACCAATACCGCTAACAGTGTCAGCCAAAGACATATTCGTAGGGTCATTAGCGCCCTGATAGATCAGAATCTGTCTACGACCAAAGATATACAAATAATTGTTATGAGCAGCCAAGCCTTGAATCTCATCAGCACCAGCAGGCCACACCTGAGCCACATTCAGTGACCCAGAAGAACCAGTATTGAGCACGAAACCCGACAAAAGATCAGAGAACTGAATGGTGTTCTTATCTGTGCTCGTAGAAGCACTCCAGGTGCGTCCATAGGCGCTTACAACGCAGTTTGCATTCTGTACCGTACCCAGGTATCCAGTCTTCTCAGAAACACGCCTAAACGTGGTTGCAGACACCGCAGGATCAAAGATTAAAGGATCATGTCCTTCTTGATACAGATAAAGGATTCCGTTCAGCGGAGCCATCTGCCAACGGTCGTTGGTGATCGTTGGAGCTACCCCACCACCACCATAGGTTAGCACAGACAGGGTTGAACCGCTGAGTTTAAATAACTTATTATTTCCAGCAGCAACGATATACGAGGTTCCATCTGCGGCAATCAATTCACCAATTGCCTTAACATTAGCGGTGCTCAGATCAGCGTTAGAGGAGTGCTTAGGAAGCCATCCCTTACGTGCCCCAATACGTCCAAATTTATCAATCACACAGTTAGAAGCAATGGTGGCGTAACCAGACTCCAATGCCACAGAGGAATCCTGGGTATTTACCCCCATGAATCCAGGGGCAGCAATACTGGAGGTAAGTAGTTGTTCAGACATTACGGATTCACCCAGACCACTTCTTCAAGGTAACGGTTACGCTCAATAGCCACAGCATCAGCCAAGGACAGACGATACAGTTGGTAAGCCTCAGAAGACAGAATACCTGAGTCCTCACCACGCTCAGCGATAGCCTTCGCATAAGCCAGCATATTCACCAAGTGAGGAGGAACCAAGATACGATCAGTATCACTAGAGAGATCCACTTGAGGAACAATCAGGTTAAACCGTAAGGTGTATGCTCCGTCAGGGATGGGATAGACATCAACCTGGGTGTCTCCATTAACGTCAACACCGTTGAAGTTATAATAAGCAGGAGCACCTTTACCGCTTTGAACCAATAAGAACTGTTTATCCATCCATACGGTAGCAGCATAGTTCATCTGCGTATCGTTGGTATCATTAAGAACGTCAATGACACGAAAGCGTGTACCTGAACCAGTCAAAACATAGTTAAATAGACTGTCAGTGGTGTTAGCCGTAAGCGTAGTGGTCAACGAGTTCCAATCATAGGCATCTTCAACCTCTCTCTTGGCATCATTGACATAAACACCAATCAGCTTGGAATAAGAGTTATCCTGCACAGAAGACACCGTAGGTTCACGGAGTCTGGTCAGTACATTGTTGACCATATCAAGGTAGGTGGACATTTAGATTCCTTCTTTCTTAATCTGCTCAAATGTGCAGACAATACTT